GACCAGAGGCCGTATATAGTAATTCGTAATTTTGTATTGGTAATACTCTTGTCGAGCTAGAATTATAAACTTGTACTGGAGTTCCAGATAAAGCAGTAGATGGCAAATCATATTGATATGCCCATTCATTAACTGGAGTAGTAGCTGATCTAGATAGTTGTACTTTAGTCATTGCAAATGACCAAGGGTACATTGAAAGAGTTTGTCGTTTTACAGTTTCGTAAATATTATTACAGACAGTTGCAGCATCATTTGTAGTATCTGAGAAAGATGAAATAGTATCAGCACCGAGCAAATTTAATGCTTGGTTACAGATTGTTACATTTGTATCTCCACTTGCCATAATAATCCTTAATAAATGAAGAGGCCTCTTTTGAAGGCCTCCCCATATTTATTTATTAGTCTGCGTCTGCAACTGATAGAGCTGTTCCATCAGATACATCAACTACACCACTCGCATTCGATAACACAGTTACCAAACTTGAAGTAGGTACAGAACTATCCCAGACATGAATAAGATCACCAACTTTTAAAACATCGGATGCACTATTGAAATATCCAGATGTATTAATGTCAGCTAAAGTATCAGATCCAGGAGCTGTGTAACTCCACATTTGAGGAGCAATACCAGCTTTACTTTGTCCACCTATCGGTTGTAGGTTTGTTTTATCATAAGCCATAATTAATATCCTCCTCTATTAGCTTTCGTCACAAGTTATTTTAACGATACCTTCATCGTCAATAGATACTGCACCAGCACTAAACATTGAATTAACTAGGAACGAAGTTTTCTCCGGAACATAGTTGATCTCTGTTTTTTGTGCCATGTTTTCAGCCATACCTATTGCTGATCTGTGGAACGCAAAAACACTTCTGTCGTTTGATGTTAATGGTAGACCACCTTCATCTCTGTCGCCTAACACAATAAATTTCATACCCATAAATGTGTTAATTTCGCCAGAAACAAGAGCTTTAATAGATGCAAAGTCACCACTTACTGCTCTCTCATCACCTAGTAGTCCAGCTAAATTGTTAGCATGAACAGCTATGCAACGATCATCAAATGGAACATTTTTTGCGTCAAGAGCTTTTTTCGCAGCTATTAACTTTCCAACATTCAAGTTTGATGCAGCAGCAGAACCAGATGTAACAACAGTTTTTGCAACTGTTGATGCACCGGATGCTCCATTAAGAGCATCGATAACTAATTGGTCTATTCTTCTACCGATTGCTTTTGATACTACTTGAACAAGCTCTGATCTTTCATCAAAATTAACTTTTGCTTGATGAAAAATATCGCTGTATTCAGCAGCATTGTAATCTGACATAGTTGCAGTTACCTGGCTGTAAGTTACATTTAAAGGTGTAACATCAGTTTGAGGTATTCTTGCAGTAGCAGATCCCTTACCAAGTTTATTAAACTTGTAAGTTTGCCCTTGTACTCCAGATCTTAATCTAACAGCCTGTCGCAATACACTTTCTGATTGGTAAGCCTGTTTAACTTCAGCATCAAATAGAGTAACAAAAGCATTTGTTATTGATTGTGCCATATTTTTTCTCCTATACTACACATTATTGTTACTATTATTTTCAGTTGTCGGAATACTTGTCCGGCTGATCTTATGGTGTTGTTGCCCACCAGCCAGAAGGCGAAATGAAATTCGTTATCTTCACTCGCAAAGATAAGCGATTTTATAATAAAAGTAAATAGTTTAAAAAATTATTTATTCATTAAATTTCACCGGTTGATGTTGCAGTACCAGGGAAAGCTCTAGCAAACTGTTCTTCAACTTTTCTTCTAAATGCTGGATCTGATTTGTATTTAGGATCATTTACCAGGCTATAAAGCTCATCTTTAGATGGTTGACCTTCAATATCAACAGGAGCTGTAGGTATAGTTTGTTCACCATAATACTTACGAACTTTATTTAAAGCATTGATACCATTGCCTGTGGCTGCAAAGATTTTAAATTCTTCAAAATCACTTTCTGACCAAATGCCTTTAGCAACTAAACCCTGGCCCCAAGTAGTAATACCTTTAATAATTTGATCTGCATTAGGCCCTAATATTTTTTTTTCTTCTTCAATATTAATACTATCTTCTTCTTCTTGAGCTGTAGATAATTCTTTAAATTTATTTACAAGATTATCAAACGCAGCTTGAGTAGGTTTGTTTTCTTTTGCCCAATCTTTAAAGTAAGATGCTAATTCATCATCCTCATCTATACCTTCTAAAGCTGACATATCATATTCTTTAGGAGCTTTGTGTTTACCCATAGAAAATTGTTTTTGTAATTCAGCATATGATTTACTTAAATCTTCTGTTTTAACTCCTTTTTCTTCATCCCAAAATTTATCTTCTATGTATTCTGGTTTCTCAAGTTTTACTTGTTTTTCATTCTCATAAGTTTTGTCCTCTGCGTTTTCATCTTCCTTATGAGGTATTGTAGTTTCTTCCGGTGATGGTTCTACCGGTTCTTCTATAGGAGTATCACTTAATAAACCTTCTTTATTTTCTTCACTCATGATTGTTTTGCCCTTTCCATTCTCATTAATATATCTCGGATTACAGAATTCTGTCCTTCTCTAGCAAAGCCAAAAGAAGTTTCAGATCCTGGTATCCAAGTTGGTTGATCTAAAGTTTTTTGTTTTAAATGTTCTAAAACCTTTTTACCTTCTTCAGTATTAAAGGTTCTTGCATAAGCCTTATCTAATTCTAATTGATCATCTTTACGATGAACATCTAGAGTATTTAATCCTTCCCATCCTGGAGTATTAATATCTGCCATTAAGATCTAGCCTCTGCCTCTAAAGCCATCGCTGGTTCTTCTGGAGGAGGAGCTTGATCTTGAGGTTCCTCATTCCCAGGTGCTTGTTGCTGCATCATCATCTGCTGCTGGATAGCCATAGATTGTTGTTGGATCTGTTGCTTTTCTTCTTCGCTGTTTCTTAAACTAGCTGGTATGCCAAGTTTATCACCAACGAATGCAGCAATAGCATCCGGTTTTATTTCAGCCACCCCACCAGGGCCTAACGAGTTTGCAATTTGAAAGAACTGCATAACCTCATTCACTTCTTCTAAATTTTGAGCTTTAGCAAGAGGTGATATTGGTACAACTTTAACTTCTAATCCATCTATCTTTAGAGGAAGTTGTATCAAACCTTTTTCATCCATAATGAATAATGTTCTACGAATAATTGGAACCATTGTTTCTGTAATTAATCTTCCAAATGCAGCTCCCATATTTTGAGCTAACTCTTTCATTCTTTCTACAATCTCTGTTGCAGATCTAGCTGACATATTATCCGGAGGTAAAGTATCATCTAACAATGTTTTTTTAATATTCATTCTTAAATCATTAATAACAATTTGAGATACATTAAAATCACCAGCTCTAGGTAGAGGAGCTAACGATGCACCCTGTGGCCCACCATTACGAGCTACAGGAATAATTGCACCTGGAGTAATTCTAATATTGTTTGGATTTAAAACTCCATCATCAGCTGCTGTATAAATTCCAGAGATAGCTAATGACGCATTCTTTAATAATAATTCTAAAGTTTTATTTAATGTTTTAATATCTGGAATTGCTGTAGTTAGGGGGCCTCTTCCCATTACCTCACCTGGCACTTTCATATATCTACTTACTATCCATGGTGATTGATCCATTCTTCTGTAAACTAATTCTGATTGAGATTTCTCATGAATAACATGATAGCAATAATCTTTTTTATCTGGATCTACTACAACAGCCTCACACAATTCTATTTTTTCTTGTGGTTTGTCATCTATCATTTGTTGTAGTCTTGGATTTATTTTTGCATCTGGAAATTGTCTAGCAATAGTATCAGCTCTAATTTTTAATTTTCTATATACATTGTCTACTGTACCATTAGGCCCTTCTTCAATAGCAATTAGATATTGAGGAACAGGAGTAAATGTTACAGGGTTTAAATCATCGCCAGGCTGAATTAACATTGCAGCTGTACCAACTGATAGATCTAATAAAAATTCACCGATAGCTAAATCAAAATTACTTTGTCTTAATACAGAAAATAATTTATCTAAATACAAATCAAGAGCTTGTTGTATCTCACCTTTTCTTTCATCTGGTATATCATTACCAGGTTCTAATCTGCACCATTTTTTATATGGAGGAAATAAACCAGATTGAATTCTATTAGCAAATCTTTGAACAGAATGAATTGCTGTACTATCAAACACTCTAGACATTTTACTTTGTCCAGGAACATTACCTTCATAATAACCATCATATAAATTTCTTTGAGGTAAAGCATACTGATAGCACTCTTCATAAATAGATCGCCAATTTTCTTTTGCAGCAAATGCTTTTTTATGTCTTGATAAAATTTCTTCTGGTTTTAAATACATCATGCTGATGCCTTATTGTTAGCAGCAAAACTAGCAGCTGCTTGTTTGTTTGCAAATCCCCATTTTTTTAAAGCAAGTTTTAATCTAGTAGGTTTACCATTTTTTTCTAATGGCCCTTTCATTCCAGCAAACCTGGCTGCAAACGAGATCCTTCTAGGGTTCTTGCCTTTTGATACAGGAGCTTTTAAATTTGATCCTTCTGTTTTTTTAAAAAAAGCTCTGCCTCTTTCATTTAAACCACCACTAGGATTTTTATGTTCTTTTGAATAACCCATTAAAATATTATTGCTCCTAAAATAAAAACAACAATATAACTTCCAATTATTTTTTTATTATTTAATCCTTCTTTAATCCAATGCTTTGGTGTTCTTCCATAAATCATCATACTAATATACCAATCCCTTCTTTCTATTTTTTCTACTCATTTTCTTTTTAGCTTGTTTAGCTGCTTTCTTTCCAGCTTTTGTATAAGGATATTTCTTACCAGCTACATTAGGCATTATACCAATCCTTTCTTTCTGTTTTTTCTTGGAAAACCAGCTTTCATATTTGCATAAGCCTCATCACTTATTGTTGATTTAGATTTTGATTTCGATGTGCCAGATTTTTTTTTTTGGTTAA